TCCAGGTTGGATTCCGTTCGGTCGCAGACCTAAGCAACCTACATGAGAGTAAGTTACCAGAAAGACACTTTCCCGTTGTCGGTTATCTTCCCAAGGGTGGGAATTTGAAGAACCGACGACATGAGGATATGTTTGTCGCGATGTTTGAGGGTGAAAGAAAACGCCAAGGAGGTGTTGACATCGATAGAACTGGTTGGGGGCTGCCTATCCCTAATAAGGCAGCCGCTTACGTCTCCCTCGCGAAATATGCAAAAAGTTCCCCTGTTGTGGGACAGCGCGAGACAGTTGCCATGAATATTGCGTTCCAGTGGATGGAACGTCAGTTTGGCACTCACATGAGCAATTCCAAGGTGAAAGAGCTTGAAGAAGTCCTGAAAGGTATGGATCGAACTACCAGTACAGGATCTCCTTGGAATCGAAAGTTCAAGACGAAGGGTGACATGTACGCTGTCAAGGAAGATGGCAATATTGAATATAAGTGGCATGGTATGCCCACGTACATGGAGGAGGACTGGGATAGGCTGATGGAGGAAACGTACACAGCCATATTCGGAAACTCACTTAAGGAGGAGGTCCGAGCAGCTGAAAAGATTGCAGCAAATAGTTTGCGCACATTTACAGCAGGCCCCATTGAGATGACGGCTCACGGCAATCGCCTGTTTGAGGATATGAATGATAAGTTCTACGCATCTCATCTCCAGACCGCATCAGTTGTAGGTTTTACTCCTCTGAAGGGAGGGTGGAACAACCTGATTGAAAAGTTACGACGCCACCCCAACGGATTTGCTCTGGACGAGAGTCAATATGATTCGTCATTGTGGGCATTCCTGATGTGGGGTGTTGCTGAGTTCCGGTGGAATATGTTGAGGCAGGAAGACCGGACAGAGGAAAACCTTATGCGGATTAAGGTCTATTACCGCAATTTGGTGAATACTCTGATCATAACTTCGGAAGGTGTATTGGTGATGAAACAAGGTGGGAATCCTTCGGGATCCGTTAACACCATCGTCGATAATACCCTCATTCTCTATGTTTTGCTCGCTTTTGGGTGGCTTATGACAGCACCTGAGGCTAGAGCATCATATGAGATGTTTGAGGAGGACGTGTCATTAGCTTTGTGTGGCGATGACAACACCTGGACCGTTTCGGATGGAGGAGTCCGCTTCTTCAACGCTCGTGCGTTGATTGAAGTGTGGAAGGGCATCGGTATTGTTACTACAACCGATTGCCTGGATCCACGCCCAGTGGAGGAGCTTGATTTCTTGAGTGCTTTCACGATTTATGATGAGCAATCTGGCAAGGCATTGCCGCTCTATAATTCGCGAAAACTCTTGACATCGCTTCGCTACTCACGCCAGCCTGATAACCCATCCATGACATTGACACGAGCTTGTGCATTGCTGCGTGTTTCATGGGCTGATGTTCGAATGCGAG